CTTTGGCCTTGGTCCCGTAGGTTCAATTGTTGGCGCTACTATTGGCGGCGGCGCAGCCAAGGCTCTTACTGGTGGTGCTGCTAAAGCTGTTGAAGCGGTAACTGGTCAACGCAGGGAAGAAGGAAAATCTGGTGTTATGGGCGGCGGAATCCCCAATCTTTCCGCAAAAGACATGGAAGTTGTCGAACTTCTTCGTCGCGGTGGCGTTAAAACTGCGGAAGAAATGCTTCCTTTATATCGACAATATCGCGGTGTTGAGTTGCAGAATCAAATGCAACTTAACCAGCAGCTTGGTCAACTCACTGGCGCATTAAATCGTCAACAGTACACGGCTCAACTTGCCGGTGGTGCACAACAACAAGCCGGTCAGACTGTACGCGATATCCTTGCTTCTTCTAATCCTTACGCCGCTTCTGTCTTTAGGGCTGGTTGATCATGGCAGTTGATCCTAGCAGTTTTGCTAAAACCTATGGGGATTTACTTACCTCTGGCGGTATTCTTGGCTTGAAAGGTTCTGATTTAACGAATTACGTTACCATGGGAATAAAAGCCGCACAGGGAGAGAGTGGGGGCCTTAGAGACCTCGGTGATATTTTTACTAATTTACGACGTGAAGAGCCTGCGTACAGGAAACAAATTCTTCAAGACCAGCTTGCGTTTGATAAAGAACGAATGGCGGAAGCTGGTAAATATAAAATGTTATTTGGTATTCCCGATACAATCTCGCAGGCTTTTGGTAATCAGGCCACAATGAATGTCTTGGGTGCACGTAGTGTTACTGATGCATATAATGCTGCTCTTCAGGCTTATCCCAATACTCAATTTGCAACCACTGCTTACAATCCCAGAAGCTACTTTAGTTAGAATGTAATGATCGGTCTTTCATCTACCGGCTTTACTTCAGGTTTCCCGGGATTTGACATTCCCGGAGCCTATACCGGAAAATATGGAAATTTAGGCGGAGAACTTTTTAAAGGAGGTAAAAAAGGCATGGCTTTTGATCCGCTCACTCTTGGATTAGGCGCAGTTAGTTCTGGGTTTAATTTTTTAAGCGGCATGAATCAAGCCGCAACGTCCGCCAACATTGCTCAAGCTCAATTAGCCGCTCAAAATGCAGCCATTGAAGAAGGGCGTGCGCAGACAAAAGCCGCCCTAGGTTCTACTATTTTTCAAAAAGCATTTGACGCTACAACTGGAGAAGATCTGGCTTTTGGTCGTGGTTTGCGTGAAGCAATGTTTAAGACTGGTCCTCTTGCCGAAAGACAACGTGCGCAAGAAATGGAAGGGCGTCGTGGTCTTGTCGGCTTGGAAGGTTCAGCCGCTTCACAAGAGGCGCGGCAAAAAGCAAATCGTGAAGCTTTAAAACAGTCACTAGCCGAAAGGCAGGCTGGAATGGCTGGTATGTTTGGTCCTATCGCCGCACGCGATGTGGGCACTTTCTTTGTTTAAGGAGAAAAATCATGGGAGGAGGCGGAACAAGAGTTGAATATAAGGCGCCACCGCCAGATAATACCTTTGCAAAATTTCTTGAGTATTCTCAAGCAAAAGAAGCACGTGCAGAAGAACGTGCTGCGCAAGAAAGAAGGGAACAGAAAGATAAAGAAGCAGCTCGCAAGGCGGCTGGAGCGACCGGCTACGCTGGTTTGCGCAAAGGGCTTGAATCACAGTTGCGTCAAGGGTTAATTAAATATGAAGATGCCACCGGTCAGTTGCGCGATTATGCCGCTAAGTATGAGCTTGCACCACCGGAAGATGATGTTGCCGCATTTACCAAGACTTACACAGAGGAGCTTTTACCTGGCCGCCGTGCCACCGGAATTTCTGCGGCGTATGAAGAACTCTTGGGGCGTCAAGCCACTGCTGAAGAGCGAACAAAAGCCACTGAGCGGTTTCAACAGGGTTATTACAGTACTGTTCAAGATCTTCGCGATTCTCTCGTTAAAGGTCAGGAGTATCAAAAGAAATTTAATCAAAGTTATTTAGATAATTATTATGACACCATGTTCGGCAAACAGGTTGCCGATGCCACCGGTGAAAAAACAGGAAAGCGTACTTTTACATTTGATAAGAATCTTCTTCCTACTTATGCGGCCACTACAAAGGGGCGTGCAGGTGTTGAGCTTCCGACGTTTGCCGATCAGTTCCAGGGGACTCCTGCTGAGATTGAAGAGCAGCTTCAAAACGTACGACAAACGCGGCAGTATTTGTACAGCGCAGGTTTAACCAACCTACAGGGTGAAATTGATAAAGAGACTCAGAAGTTAAAAAATGAAGGGACAAAAGAAATTGCCAAGATCTCAGCCCAAGGTGATATCTACAAACAGCTTGTCGGCGCATTCTCTTTCTAATAAGAGAATGTGCTTGGTATAATTACGTTAGTGTTCAAAACATAAATGACCTACACCGCTCCCGCCGGCCAAGCCGCTGGCGACGACTATTTTGACATCAATAAGTTTGAGCAATTACTTGAGCGTTTGGAAGCTTCCAAGGGTCGTCAGCAGCGCCAAAAGTCCACCGAAGGTCGCCGCGACATCTTTGCTCAAGGTCTTGCCTCAATGATGAGTAACTTCTGATTTAGGTAATCTTAATGACTTACACTGCCCCTAAAGGTCAAGCCGCTGGCGACGACTATTTTGACATCAATAAGTTTGAGCAATTACTTGAGCGCCTGGAAGCTTCTAAGGGTCGTCAGCAGCGCCAAAAGTCCACCGAAGGCCGTCGTGATATCTTTGCTCAAGGGCTTGCGACGATGATGAGTAACTTCTGATTTTTTCTTGTAAGATTTGTTAGCCATGACCAGGAGTGTTCCCGCCGGACAAATTGATACCGACGATTATTTTGATTTAGACAAATATCGCCAGGCCGCTGGCGTGGCTTACGAGTTTTCCAAGAAGAAAATGGAGACCGCTGGTGAACAAGAACGCGAAACCATCGGTAGGGGCGCACAAGAGCAGCGTACCTCTGCAGAGCAAGCGCAACGATTTAAAGAGCGGGACGAAGAAAGAGATTACGGCCAGGCCCAACGAGCTTATCGATATTGAGTTATTTGATTCTTGGGTCGATAATTTAGACGCTTCAACCCAAGAGTCTTTCTGCGCTTTTTCTGCAGACAATTACTCTTTAATTGAAATTTATCTCTACTCACGTTTCCTTGGTTACAAGGGGACAATTACTGCGTGTGAGCTTTGGATTAAAGATAATTACAAGAAACCTGATCACCGCAAAAAACTCCTATATGAAATAGACGAAATGCAGGAGGACGTGCGTAAATTACGCGAAGATGTAGAGAATGGTGTGGTCAAGCGTGATGCGGGTGTCGCTCGTATTGCCTCAATGCAAAAAGAAATTAGAGGCCATATTGATCAAATTGAAAAATTTACAAGTACCAAGGATCGCAAAGGCTTGTTAATGGCCGGAGCTGATCGTGCCATTCGCGAGTTGATGTTTATTTTCAAAGATGATCCCATTGAAATTCCCTTGGAAGAAGCAACAATGAGCGTGTGGGCTCGAATGCAAATAGAAGAATAGTTCCATTAAGATAGTTGTAAATAAAGAATCTAGATTAATGGGTGCCCAACAAGGAAAAATGATGGACCCTCGCCAGCGTCAAATGGCTCGCGAAGGAATGCGCATGCGCCAAGAAAATATTCGCCAACGGGAAGCAGCACCACAAACCGGGGAAGCCCCGATGTCACCTGGCATGGAACCTGGAGCAGCACAAGTTGGCATGATGCCTTCTCGTGGTGGAATTGAATTTGGCCCCGGTAGAGCCAGCCGTTTCCCCGAGCCTGATTCACCTGAATATCAAATGGCGATTGCCCGTATGCGCAAGGGGCGTCAGTGATGTCTAAAAATAAAATGCCACCCGAGCTTTTAGATTATTTTAAGAAAAAAGAAGCAAAGAATGAAGACGGTTCTGAAATGTCCGATAAAGAAAAACGTCGGGCAGCTTTAGACAAAGCCAGTAAATATCAAGAACAAAAGAAACGGAAATAAGGTAGCATTCAATCATCATTTGAATTGTTATCGTGCCAAGCTATACACACCTTGCCTATCGTCGTAATGCAAAGGCAGCGGCACGCAGACAACAAATACGAACACCGCGTAACGCAGAAACCCTAGCGTTAGCCCGCGAAGATTTTGCATATTTTTGTGAGTACGTAGCAGATAAACCGCCCGCCCAGCATCACAAAGAATGGCACCGGCACTTTATTACCAATGAGGACAGCAGTTGCCTAATTAAAATTGCTGGTCCCAATATTGACCTGCTTGCTCCACGGGGTTCGGCTAAATCTACGGTCCTTGGATTGTTAACGGCCTGGGCAATCGGCATCCATACACAAGCCAAATTACCACTACAAGTTCTTTACTTGTCGTACACAGTCGACATTGCGCGTTCTAAGTCAGCAACCATCAAAAGAATCATTGAAAGCAAACGGTATCAAGAGGTTTTCCCTACCGTGCGCCTTATGAAAAACGTGACCAGCAATGAATACTGGTCCATTGATCATAGGTTTGCTGGTATTGATACCACAGGTGATGAACAATTTACACTTTGCGCAGCGGGTCTCAAGGGCTCAGTGACATCCAAGCGTTCACACCTGGTCATGATTGACGACGCAATTAAGTCAGCCGCTGATATTTCCAATCCTGACATTAGAAAACAAATGCAGGAAAACTGGAACGCCGTGATTGCACCCACCATGTTTGAGGGTGCACGAGCTATTTGCCTTGGTACTCGCTTTAGGCATGACGATATTCATGCCACAACTTTCAACGAACAAAATAACTGGATGCAGATTGTTCTTTCTGCTTTAAACAATGATCCCAAAACAGGGGAAGAACAATCGTATTGGCCTGAAATGTGGTCACTGGATTACCTTAGAGAAAAAAAACGTCAGGCACCAATTGCCTTTTCGTTCCAATACATGAATCAAATTGTTCGTCAAAACGAGCTGTCTTTAGCGCCAGAATTAATTGTTAAGGCAGAGATTTCAACTGAATTCGATACCCTTGGTATTGGCGTAGACCTTTCCGCTGGCACCAAAGAAAAGAATGATTACACCGTGATGATCCTTGGCGGACGCATTGGAGATCGTATTCATATTATTGATTACAGGCGAATTCGTGTCATGGGAAACCTCGAAAAACTAGACGCCATGAAAGAACTTCTCAATGATTGGTCCGTAATTGGCCGTGATGAGAATGGAAATTATTTTCCAACTTATTCAACATGTGACATTTGGTCAGAGGCTGTTCAGTACCAAGCCTCTCTCGAAGCCGATTTCAAGCGTGTCTGTCTCAATAACGAAGGTCTCTACAACTTGATTTGGCATCCCGTCAAAGGTTTCCGTGCAGATAAGTTGGCACGCTTCCGGGGAATCATGGGCATGTTTGAAGATCGCAAAATCATCTTCAATCGTTTTCGTAACTTCACAAATCTCTTCGAGGAACTCACAAATTTCGGTGTCAGTGGTCATGATGACTGTGTTGACGCCTTGGTTTGGCTTGTCACAGGACTTGCCAGGAAAGGTCAGCTGCATATCGATTACTGAATTTAGAATTAAGAAAAAGAACTTTTGTCGTGGGCCCGGAGTACGTTGCCATAGCTGTAACCGCAATTGTATCCGCTGTTACTGGCGGATCCTGGGCGGCCAATAAACTGTTAGAACGGCAAAGAGAAAGGGTTCAACAAGCCCTTGATTACACCGGTTCTCAAAAACGCAGGATTGACATTTTGGAAGACCAAATTAACCGCATGCCTTTGGACTATGTTTTGAAGGTCGACTTCTTGAGAGAAATTCAAGAGATGCACAATAATTTTAGACAGATCCACGATAAGCTTGATAAGCTTATGGAAAAGCTTTTGGCAAAATGAGTTACATTGTAGAAGTTGAAGAAGATGAAAATGGTGAGCAGTTCATCACGATCCCAGATGAAATAGTGGAAGAGCTGGGTTGGCAAGAGGGAGATGTTCTTGAGTGGGATGTAAAGGGTAATGGAATCATTCTTAGCAAGGTTAATGATTCCGCTGGTTATGT